ATTCTGATCTTTTTTAATTGCATTTTGAATAAATACTTTCTGACCTACTATTGCACTACTACTTTTTAATACATAATCACGAACAGTAATATAATAGCATTGATCAGGAGAAATACTTGGTTCTTCCCAAACAGCAAGGTATTGGACATCTCCAAGCTTATACCCTGCAGGTACAGTGCTAACCATGCCACCTGTATTATCATCTCCGTCATCTACTTCTAATTCATCAAGCAATAACTCACCTTCCATTTTTCTAATTGCACCATCTTTAAACCTAACATTACGAACATTTGTCATTATGTTAGGAGCAAGAGCTGCAGGAGGAGTATCAAACACAACACCTTTAGATGCTACATCAGTAACATTAATTATATTATCAATATCCTTTGTCATTTACTTCTCCTTTAATTCTTTTCTAAGCACACTCTCTAATGCCAGTTGCTGGGTCGATAAAGCAAGCTTCAGCCTTGTCTTCTTCTTGAGCCACTTCCTCATTCTCGCCAGATACCTTCGCTTCTTTTTCCACGGTTTCGTTAAAGATTCCGTACCGTTTTCCGTCAATGCGGAACGTAGTACACCCTTTCGCCCCACCTTTCCATGCATTAACATATACTTGTTTGAATGAATCATAGTCCACATCACCACTAACGTTACAAGTTTTTGAACATGCACTGTCAATATAGTGTTGAGCTAATAATAACACATCTAAGTGATCATTAACACTGATACTATCTGCAGTGCGACCTTCGACTCCATGTGAGTACGCATAATCTTTTACGGTCTCAACAATCGGTCCATCAAAGGTTTGTATAGTCCTATCGTACTTATGACTGAAGACAGGTTCAATTCCTCCGCTAACGTTATCACCGACAATACTAATTGTACCTGTAGGTGCTATTGATGTAAGATGACTATTACGGATTCCGTGTTCTCTTATAAGACTTTGAACGGAAGCTGGTAACGATCTAATGTAGTTACTCTTGAGGTAGTCCTTCCTATATAATGGGAAAGCACCTTTATCTTTTGCTAACATAGCCGAAGCTTTATAGCAATTATCTCTTAGACATGCAAATATCTTTTCTGCCCATGTCATAAATTCTTTAGATGCATATGGATATCCGAGCATTTCACCAGCATTTGCCATGCCTGTAACACCTAGACCCATACGTCTTTTATTTTTAGCCTCATCTTCTTGTGCCTTTAACGGATAAATAGTTCTATCAACGACATTATCCATAGCTTGCACAACTGGCTTTATATCTTTTTTAAATTGTTTAAAGTTAAATACATAACCTTTCTTTTCTTTTTCAAGATACTTAGTAAGATTAAATGATCCTAATAAACAAGCACCGTATGCTGGTAGCGGTTGTTCTCCACAAGGATTAGTTGCGTATATATCTTCACAGTACCATAGGTTATTCATTTCACTGATACGATCAATAAATAAAACTCCAGGTTCTGCCCAATCCCAAGTAGACGACATTATCTCATCCCACACTTCTTGTGCTGAAAGAGTGCCTCTCACTTCACCGTTAAAGAATAACTCATAATCAGTGCCATTCTCTAATGCTTCCATGAATGCATCTGTAATACCTACTGAAATATTAAATCCAGTTAGCTTATCATTACTACGTTTAGCTCGAACAAAGTCTAATACGTCAGGATGATCAATTCTAAGAACACCCATCTGTGCCCCTCGTCTATGTCCTGAGCTAGCTATTGTTTGACAAACAGCATCAAAGACTTGCATGAATGAGATAGGTCCACTAGACTTACTATCAAGAGACTTTATATGGTCTCCTCTAGGTCTTAGCTTACTAAAGTCGTAGCCTATACCACCACCCTTTCTCATTGTCTCTGCAGCTTCACTTGCTCTTTGCATGATAGATTCCATGCTATCTTCTATCTCTCCTGATACAAAACAATTATATGCAGTAGTGATACGGTTAGAACCTATTGCAGATTGTACTCGACCTGCAGGAAGGAATCTCATTTCTCCTAATATATCTTCTAGAACGAATCTATGTTCGTCTCCATCTGATAAAGCCTTAGCTATTCTTTTTATTTTATCATCGAAGGTCTCTCCCTTCTGTCTGTATTTCATCTCATCTATTTCTTGAGAAATGGTCATCACTGGACCTTCATAGTTTCTATTTCTTAGCATAATATTACCTCTATTGTTAATGACGGACTGCCCCTTAAAGGGCGTTTTTTATGCTAGTCTTGATACTCGCCAGTCTTAATCATCTGGGTAACTTCTTTTGCTCTACTGCCTACTTGCTTAGCCCAATTTGAGTCTAGCATTTCAGTAGCCGCAGTATCGTAATCATGTTCTTCTAATGCTGCCATAGCATTTTTAAACTTCATTGTAGTGCCTATGCCTACGTTGAATACGAAGTTAATAAGTGCTTCTTGTCTCACTTCATCTAAATCTCTATGCCAAGGTATGTAGTCATCCATGAGTTCTTTTGTTCTCACTATGTCATTTAGTAATAACATATCAATTTCTTCTTCAGATAATCCTACATCTTCTAGGTTTCTACCCACACCTATTGTCCATTTATCTGAAGTACATTTATATAATGTGTTCTTTACACCCTCATGTCTTCTCAATGTCTCTATTAATCTGCTCATGCTTTCCTCGCTTTAGTTATCTTCTTTTTAGCTGCAGGAGTGTTTGCTGCAAACTGTTTACCTTTTTTAATAGCCGATCTTTTTGCCCTAGTGGTTGAAGCGTGTTCAGCTCTCGTGAGAGACTTAACAGCTGAAGCTGGCATATAACGCTCGCCAGTAGCGTTCTTACCTTGGATAGAATTCTTTCCACTTTTAGTTCTCCATTTTTGATTAGTCCATTTGGTTAAACTTTTTTGTTCTTTAGTCTTTGCCATTACGATGTATAACCTCCTCCCTTAGCTTTATACTCTTTAGCCACCATCTGCATTTTCCTTGCAGAGTTCTGTCCAGGCTTCCCTCCTTTATTTCCAGCAAGTATTCTTTTATATATGCTAGCTCTTAGGGAAGGCTTAGTATAATTACCAGAGGCATTAACTGTTGACTTCTTCTTCAATGGTACTTTTTTTCCACTCATAATCATTCTCCTCGTGACATTTACAATTACATTCTTCTACTACACACTCATACAGTGCACAAGTCTCACACATTATTATACTCCTATTTTTCCCAAAAGGGAGATATGTTTTCAAGTGAGGCTGCATCTCGCCAAGTTAATTCTTTATGCTCTATCTCTCCATATTCTACTTTGTGGTCTTCATCGAGTGCTATTCCATCGTAATCAAAGCTAACGCAAGAGGGCTTAACTCCATTAAGCCATTTTTGAATAGACATAAATACGCCACCTGCAGGTCCAAAACAACCACCGTGTAGGTCATTAGGTTTAACCCTTACGGTAGTTCCTCTTATCACGCTACACTTGTTTTCATCCATTTCGGTTAACTGCTCATTAGTGCTTAACCACTTACCACTATGACTAAACAATATTTGACCACCAAGATAAACTTCAAAGCTATCGACATTAGGATGAGTATGCTCTGGTATAATCTTATGTGGTGGTACAACAAAAACTTGAACCTGATAATCACCTTGTGAAAATTGAGTATAACCATATATTCCAAATATATCTCTAACGACATTATTTAGAGGTGTATATCCAATAATAGGAGCTTTGGCTAAATAGCTATCTTTGAATAATTCTAATTCGTCTACAATCATTTAGTAAGTCCTTTTTGTTTTTCATATGTACGCAAACCACCGAGACCAAGCATACCCATAAGTACAGTCATGAGAGAACCCATGTCAAAAGTAGGTAGCTCTGGTATGATCACATTAAGGTATGCACATACAAATATAGTCACAGGGGCAAGCACAAAGTGCCAACACAAGGCTATTCCACATGTCCAACCTATAAAGGGTCTCCAACCAGCTACAAATATGCTCTTGTGTTTTGCTTCTGTTTGATTAATAGATAGTTGACCTTTGGCTAGTTCTTGAGCATGGCTCTCTGCCATCGTAGCTACTTCGTGAGCTAGCTTATTCTTCATGTCTTTATCTTCTATAAACTTTCCAAGAAGATTACTGACTGGTCCTATAAGTGCCGTTAACATTATAAATGCTCCAAGTGACAGTGTTTACTTGCAGGTACAGTCAATGCAGTTTTTGCAACACCCATACCACATGAACTTAGCAACATTACAGATATACTTAATAACACTAAATTGTAATAATTTTTCTTTAAACATTTCATACTCCTATATTTATCCTCTTTCTTAATTTTAAATTTAAATCGATATCAGTGCTATTTCTTATGAACATTGATATTGCTAAATGTGTATCACCAAAAAATGCTAACATCTCTTTATAATACAACCTTCCTTGCTTGTCTAACTCTAGACGATAATCACCACTCGTATATACACTCATTTGTTAAACCACAGTGAGCCTAACAATCCTATAAATCCTATGACTATGCATAGCAATATAAAGATAGCTATACCATCTCCAAACTGTTGCCTAAGCTTTTGTTGTGCATAAACTTGTTTTTGTCTGTCTTTCCTTATTTGACCTTCCATAGCCAATAGCTCATCATAAGCCTTTGGACCATATGTCATGTTTAGAAAAACCTTGAGTTCGTATCTTTGTTCCTCAAGTTTCTTTTTTGCTGCATAAGCTTGAAATGCAGTAGCTTCAATACTTCCTGAACCAAAAAGCTTATCAAACAGTCCTGGGTTTTTTGCTTGTTTCTCTGCATGATCAACATCTGATACCGCTCCCATCCATCTTGTTAGGTCTCCACTCATTTGTTCTAAGTCTCTGCCTACTGCAAATCCTTGTTTAATAGCAGAGAAAGCTTTGCCTGCTGCTCCTACTGCCAGCGATATAGTTACTGGATCTATCATTAGTACACCTTTTGTTTTTTATTTACTTTCCTTGGTTCACATACAGCAGTGTATTTCCTCGGTGTACTTTGCTGAATTGTTGGTATTGTTGTATTACTATTAACTCTAGTTGCAAAGTATAGACATTCATCTATACTTCTAAAATAAGATTGATCGATCTTTGCTGTTCCTAAGTAAGTTATAAGAACAAAGACTAGCTCCATTACTTCATAACTATAGCCACTATCAATGCGACTACTGCAAAAGTACTCGTCATTGACATAGCTTCTAGTCTCCACATACGCTTATCTAGACCTCGCAGTCGATCATCCACTGCCTGATATCTAATTGCACATTCTTTTTCATGGGCAAGAAGATCCATTTGAACTCTTAGTTCAGGTGTTATCTCCATCTTCTGTTTCATTCTCATTCTCTATAGATAGGGTTAAGGTTTTGATAAATGCTACTTTTGCTATCTCAACTTGATCTAGCTGAAATTTAACTTTATTAGATTTATCAGTGAGATCTTTAATTTGAGCAACTAGATATTTTTGTTTATCATCAAAGTCTTCTAGTTTATATTCTTTTTTGTCTATGGTTATTTTTTCTTCTGACATATTGTCCTCCGTTTTGTTATTCTTCAATAGTTCCATCGCCATCTGTTTCTGCTAGTAATTGAGCTTCTAATGCTAACTTTTCAATTAAAGAAGGTTGTTGTTGAAATTCAGATTCTATATTAATAATTTCTTCCTCTCCAATGGTCGATTTAACTAATGTTATGGCTTCTTCTGGGGTTAACTCTTCTTCAAGTGTCACCCCAGTGTAATAACCTATCTGAAAGTGTTCTTCAGAATGGTCACTGTCTCTTATATTCCAATAGATACCTTCTATTTTATTATTAGCATTTGCTCTATATTTTTCAAAATTATATGTTATCATATTGTCTCCTACTAAAATTTAAATTCAGTATCAAGTGAATTTACTAAAGTTAAAGCTTCTGCATCTGTATAAGGTCTATTGGCAAACCCTGATTCCATAATACCATCAAAAGATTCTAAGGGTTGATATATATTATCTGCAAAAGCAGGAATTGCACTATTGTTGGTTGTATTTATACCATAGCCGCCACTTCCAGAAAAGGAAAATACACCTGCATTAGTAAGAGCAGTTCCGTTTCTTTTTAACCAGTATTTAGCTGCACCAGAGCTAGTTTGACTAACTACAAGAGTTATTGTTGCTGTAGTGGAAGCTGAAAGAGTAGTGGTGTATGCGTAACTATAGCTACTATTATTAGAAGGTTTTCTCCATTGTAAATTATTAAAAGAAGGGGAATTGTTATAAAACATTAATGGTCCTTGATACTGACCAGTACTAGTTACGCCACTTCCTGCAGTTGTTGAAGAAGATAAATTAAAATAATTCCAAGGTCTACTCCAACCACTTCCAGATTTATTAGCAATCATAGTAATCCAATATGTCATTCCACCATTAGATATAATATCTGCATTTCCACTTGTATCACTTACAGTCTTTAGAGTTGCACCTGCTGATAAAGGATAATAATATTTTGTAGCACCAGCACTGTTAGTATAAGAAGTTGCCGTGCTAGAACTTAATGATGTCCAATTTCCTGTATATGCAGTTGTATAACTATTAGATAAATCTATAGCAGTATTTGCAATAATATTATTTCCAGCTTGTGCTGACATTATATATTGTACGTTTGCGTTAGAAATACCACGATATGAAGCCGAAGCAGATTGATCTGCAGTGTTAGTTGAAGGATAAGCTCTACCAGCTCCCCACATTATTCTCACTGCTCCATTAGCACCGTTTCCACCTGTTCCATAAAAAACTGAAGATGACCCTCCACCTCCACCACCATAGTTACCACCAGTACTAGCACTTTGAATAGACGATCCTTGACTACCACCAGAGCCACCGCCTCCACCAGTTGTAGAGTTTGCAGTTCCATTGCTTCCTTGCCCTTGAAGACCAGTTCCACCACCGCCAGCAGATCTACGATCGACTACAGGCTGACCACCTCCAGCACCACCTCCGCCAGATCCGTTTGTTGGTAATCGACCAGAAGTTTGAGTTCCTCCGTTTCCACCGTTGCCAGAGTAGCCACCTGCTCCTCCGCCTCCGCTAGGTCCATCGCCAGAACCCATATAGGCAACAGAGCTTCCGCCTGCTCCACCGCCGCCTCCACTGAAGGTAGCAACACCGCCAGCTACAGTTTGACTATATCTTCCTGGATTACCTCCATAAGCTTTGAGAAGAGCCTCGGATACCATAGAAACATAACTAGCTCCACCTGCAGTTGATCCGCCAGAGTAAGCACCAAAAAGACCACCAGCACCTACTGTAATTGCGTATTCAGTTCCTGGAGTGACTGAGATATTATTTTTCCAAGCAAGTCCTCCTCCTCCTCCACCTTGCATGGCATAACTAAAGCCGCTATTAGAGACATTATAATACATTCCTCCACCGCCACCGCCTATACAAACTACGCATACACTAGTGACTCCAGCAGGAGGTATAAATGCAAAAGTTCCAGGTGTAGTATATTCAACTTGTAAACCAGTTATCACTGGTCCTGGGGGTAATGGAGGAGTTAATGGATATTGCGTTCCATCCCAAAGTATTCTAACAGCACCTTGTCCTCCATCACCGCCAGCTCTAGCAGTGTCATCTTCAGCACCACCTCCACCGCCTCCGTAAAGTCCGCCGAAACCACTGGTACGACCATTTGTTGCATTACTATCTACATCCCCTGAACCTGCAATTCCAGGATTATTTGGTATGCCACCTGTTCCATTTGCACCAATTCCAAGTATTCCAACACCACCACCTGCATTATTTTGAGTGCCACCATTTTGTTGACCTCCGCCACCTCCGCCAGCACCTCCAGCTCCATCAGTTCCAGTTCCAGTATTAGAAGATCCACCGTTACCGCCATTACCAGAGTAACCTCCAGCACCACCGCCACCGCCACCACCGTCATTATTTCGTGATTGACCGCCAGTGCCTCCGTTGCCGCCTGTGCCGTTTAAAACAGTACCACCAGCTGCAAGGCTTGAATTACCATAAACACCACCAGCTCCTCCAGTTGCTCTAACTAAATAACTAGAATTAGAATTTCTTTGTAAATATGATTGATTTCCAGCTGATCCATTGTGATTTGGACCAGAAACACCACCAGAGCCACCTGCTCCAACAACTACAGAAAAAGTTTCTCCAGGAGTTACTGTAAGAGTTCCATAAGCGAGAGCACCACCGCCACCTCCAGCACCTGAATACGCACTAGTTCCGCTTGAGCCTGAAGCTCCGCCACCACTGCCTACCGCAACTGCAGAAATAGAAGTTATTCCAGCTGGAACTGTAAAAGTAAAAGATCCAGTAGTTGTGAACGACTCACTTAAAGGACTAGCGGTACTACTCCTTCTTTTCCCCAGTATCGTAAACATATTTAATCTCCTTAAGTATCGTTGGATGCATCAGTTGTAAAGAATATTTGAGAACCAAAATAATAATACTCAGCACTTCCAAGACCTGAAGTGTTTTTATAAACTTGAAATATCACAAAATCAGTTCCATCTCCAGTCGTAGCTCCAGTAGCAGTAAAACTTCCAGTATCGATTGCCATGCGTACATTATTAGGTACAGTAGTACTACTAATATTAGCAGCAGTTCCCATACCAACAGCTGTTGAACTCCCTGATGCCCAATTAGCCGCTCTTATATAAAAATTAGATACGGTCCAATTTGAACCTGATTGATTAAGAAAGAAGTGACGAGCAGTAAAAGAACTACCATTCCAAGACTTAGGCATTGCTACAGTAAATTCTGCCAAACAACTAGTGGTTACATTAGTACTATTAATTTTAAATCCTTCTAACTCTGGATAAGAAATACCGCTAGAAGTTATACGAGCTAAGATTAAACCATTAGTTGATCTAGGTGTCATGTTTGCAGCTGGAATCCAAATAGTCTCTAATCCAGTGGACTTTAATATTCCAGTGGTACTAGGTAGGGTTAAGGTTGCATTACCACTAAAGGCTGCGTGTGCTGGTGCTTTTAACGCAGCAAAATGTGCATTACCATTTTCACAATATAATCTTACTTCCGATTGTGCTCCAGCATTTTTAACATTTATAATTCCACTACTAGTTTCAAATGTTCCTGATTTTACATTGCCAGAAAAATAAGCATCTCGAAATGCATAACCTGTTATTATATTAGGATTAACTCCTATATCAAAGTTTGTATTTGGTTTTGGAATCATTAATCCATTTAAAAAAGAACCACTACTACTTGATTCTGATATATTTAATTGAGAATTAGAACTTGTTTTAAGTTCTACTGTTACAGAAGTGCCAAAATTTATTTGTTTATTAGCATCTAATCCGATAGAAGTTATTCCTGTTGGTGCTGCATCAAGGTTTAATGTGACTGCACCTGATGTTCCACCACCGTTTAAATTAGTTCCAGCTATTACTTCGGTAGGTCCAGATGCTATGTCACTAGTCAATGCTAAAGTACCACTTGCATTTGGTAAGTTTATTGTTCTGTCTGCAGTTGGTGTTAAAGGTTGTAGTCTTACGTCAAAGAGAGTGTTGCCGTACTGATACCATTCAATAGTTTGCTCTTGAAGTAAGAATAACTTATCTACATCAAACGCATAACTTTGATAGCTTGTTCCATTCTTTGTAATGTAGTATTCAATCCTTCCCTCTTCATTATTAAATGTAGGGTTTTTGATACGACCGTGAATAGATGCGTAGTCTTCTAAAAAACTATCATCATTCTTTCCCTGGAATACAACTGCACCAAGATAATCCCAGGTGGCAGGGCTAGAACTATTTCGATATAAATATAATTGTGGATCAGTACCACTTCCTGAGTTTGTAGAAAGGAGTGTGAGGTCACCAGCAATAGAAGCATTACCAGAACCACTAAACGCATTTATAACAGGACTTGTTAAGGTTTTGTTTGTAAGTGTTTCTGTTCCTGTTAAGGTTACTACTCCTTGAGGTATATCAGTAGTCAATGCTAGAGTACCAGTTGCATCAGGTAAGGTAATTGTTCTGTCTGCAGTCGGATCTACAACTGTTAACGTTGTTTCAAATGCATTGCTTGTTGCACCTTCAAATACTAAGTCTATTCCATCTCGTAACGATAAATTGTTGTTATTTATATTTACCCTATAAAAACCACCTGTACCAAATCTAATTTCATTATCAATAGCAAAATTTATATTATGGGTACTATCTCCACCAACTACTAGACTTGTATTTAAGAGAGAAGTAATACCAGTAACTGCACCTATAACATTACCAGTTAAATCTCCAGTAACGTCTCCAGTAACATCTCCAGTAACGTCTCCAGTTACATTTCCAGTAACATTGCCAGTAACATTGCCAGTTACGTTACCACTTACACTACCAGTAAGTGTACCAATTACTGATGCACCAGTAGCCGTAGTATAAAATTTAGTTAAGCTATCATGATAAAGATAAACTGGACCATCAGGTATAAACCTAGCCATAGTTTCAGCACCAAATTTCTTGGTAATTGATACACCATAAGTAGTATTATTTGATTGTATAAATAGAGCTTTAACATTATTATCTCT